GCCTTCGGGTGGCTTCGCGACAACGGTTATGATGACATCATCAAAAACACCGTTTTCACTCAGTTCGGAAGAGGTGAGGACACTGAGGCCAAAGAGTTCCGCGAAATAGCGGAAAGCAATGGTTTCGACGTCCAACAAAAAACGGAAGTCCACCCCATGACACTTCGCGCTTTTGTCAAAGAGCGTGTGGAGCTTGGAGAGGAATTTCCAATGGAATTGTTCGGCGCTTGGGTCGGACAAAAAGCTGTAATCAAGAAAGGTAAGTAATATGGCTCAACAAGAAGTTGCAAAAACCAAGAAAGCAGAAGTAGCTGCTTTCGACCCTTCCATGTTTGAAGAGGATGCCGGCATCGGCATGGAGAATCTAGATCAAGACGATCTAGCGTTACCCTTCCTCAAAGTCCTCTCCGGAAACGACCCGGTGTTGGACACAAACGAAGTCGCTCGCAAGGGCGACATTTATAACACCGTGACCGGTGAAGTGTATAAAGGCAAAGACGGTATTCGTGTTGTGCCTTGCGCTTATCAACGCCGGTTCATTCAGTGGGCACCTCGTGGTGTTGGTTCAGGCGCACCTGTGCAAATTTACGACGCCGGTGAGGCTCGCCCAAAAACTGAACGGTCTCCTGACGATAACAAAGAATACGTTATGGACGGAAGCGGTGATTATATTGAGGAGACGCATCAGCATTACGTGCTGCTGCTGAAGGAAGATGGGACGTTCGAAACAGCCCTTATTGCGCTTAAGTCAACTCAGTTGAAAAAGTCGCGTAAGTGGAACTCGATCATCGCATCTCGGACCATGCAAGGTAAAAACGGGCCGTTCACGCCACCTCGTTTTTCTCACGTTTATCACCTCAAAACGGTGTCTGAGGAAAACTCTAAAGGTAGCTGGCACGGCTGGGAAATGGCTTGCGACGGTCCGGTGTCTGAGGCGTTTATGTACAAACGCGCCAAGGAGTTTGCGAGTAGCATCTCCGCCGGAGACGTCGTGGTGAAACACGCCAATGAGGAAAACTCCTCCTCCGACAACTCGGACATTCCGTTTTAAGCCAACCTTTTTGGTGGGGGGAGACCCCCACCATACTTTTTTGTGGAGAGAAAAATGTCAGTACAAAAGTTTCAATCTATCTTTGACGGGCTGCAACAAGCTTACGGCTACTTTCGGATAGAGAGCCAAACATCTTCCGGTAAGAGCACCGGCAAAGCTGGCATCCTACGCGAACCACGGACCACGGAACTATGGGAACGGCACCTGTCTGGAACAGGTAACGGCCTTGGCATCATTCCTATTAACGAAGATAATGCGTGTAAGTGGGGTTGCATTGACGTCGATCAGTACCCGCTAGATCACGGGGCGCTGGTCGCCAAAATTAGAAAACTTGACCTACCCTTAGTCGTCTGCCGGTCAAAGTCAGGTGGCGCACACCTTTTCCTTTTTAGTACGGAATGGGTCGCAGCAAAGGATGTGCAGAAGGCGCTTCAGTGTATGGCTGCTGCCCTGGGCTATGGTGAGAGCGAGATATTTCCAAAACAAGTTGTCCTGCACCTCGACAGGGGAGACGTGGGTAACTTTTTGAACCTGCCGTATTATAACGCGGAGGAAGGGCTTAGATACGCCTTCTTAGACGATGGCACTTCCGCAACACTAGAAGAATTTATTCAGCTTCATGAAACCTACGCCCAAACTAAAGAGCAGGTCATAAAGCTACAGGTTGTTCAGCAATCTCAAGAAACGCAGATCATGGCCGACGGACCACCGTGCTTACAAATTCTCTGTAAGAATGGTGTCAGCGAAGGGGGCCGAAACAATGGCTTGTTTAACATCGGTGTTTACTTACGGAAGGCTTTCCCTGATAGTTGGGAATCAGAGATATTAACGTACAACATGCAGTACGTAGATCCGCCCCTGCCCTTGTCTGAAGTCAACGCGGTGGCAAAACAGCTAGAGAGGAAAGAGTATGCCTATAAATGTTCTGACGCTCCAATTAATTCTCATTGTAACAAAGATTTGTGCCGAACCCGAAAGTTCGGAGTGGGAGCTGCTGTCCAAGGCGCAACAATTGCTAATCTAAGGAAGTATGCAAGTACGCCGCCTGTTTGGTTTATGGACGTGAATGGGGAACCCTTAGAGCTAGACACCGAGGCTCTTCTTAATCAGCCCACGTTCCAAAAGGCTTGTATGGAGCAGTTGAACTTCATGCCGCGTTCCGTTGCAAAAGTGCAATGGGAGGGGCGTATCAGCACCCTAATGAACGAGATGAAGGACAATGAAAGCTCTATCATCGAAGTTGCTCAAGATGCTTCTATCAGCGGCCAGTTCTATGACTACTTGGAAGAGTTCTGCCGACACTTGCAGCAGGCCCAGGACAAGGAAGAGATACTTTTACGTAAGCCTTGGACCGACGAAGAAAGCTCGCTGACCTATTTCCGTCTGAAAGACTTCGAAGCTTTCCTGAAGAAAAACAAGTTTTTTGAGTACAAGATGCACAAGATAGCCCAGCGTTTACGGGATATTAATGGTGAAAGTACTGTAATCAAAATCAAATCGAGATCTGTCCGAGTGTGGCAGATACCTGCTTTTGACAACACGGACGTGGATGTTCGTTCGCCAACCTTTGGTTCGGAGCCTCCGTTTTGACAAAGGAGGAATATGCCAAGCGCAACGCCGAAATTTATCGCCTGTATTCTAGCGAATGGATGACGCTTAGTGCCATTGGTAAACGATTTAATATTTCGAGGGAACGTGTTCGGCAGATAATAGAAAGGATACGGGAGGGTGTTTAGAATATTTGGTCCCCCCGGAACGGGGAAAACTACGACGCTTTTGAATATGGTAGACAATGCGCTGTCTTCTGGAGTTGCTCCGGAGCGGATAGCCTTTTTTGCGTTTACGCGGAAAGCGGCAAATGAAGCAAAAGAGCGAGCCGCTGAGCGGTTCAACTTAGATCCCAAAAAGGATCTGGTGTACTTTCGAACACTGCATAGCTTGGCGCTGACCATGACGGACATCCAACCCAGCCAGATCATGCAAGAGGAAAGCTACCGAGAGCTGGGGGACGCTATCGGTGTTCGCTTAGGCTCGTCTAAGGTGTCTGACGACAACGACATTGTTTCTGCTTCCAGCTCTAATGATCCTATCCTAGCCCTGATCAATTTAGCGCGGTTACGGAAGGTGAACCTGCGGGAACAGTACAACATAAGTAACCTAGACGTTGACTGGAACATTGTAAGCTATGTGGACAGGTGCCTGACTGAGTACAAGAAGAAGATGAACTTGTACGACTTTACCGACATGCTCGCTGCGTTCGTAGAACAATCCGAAACATGCTGTCCCCAGTTCGAGCTTACCTTCCTAGACGAAGCGCAAGACCTGTGTCCTATGCAATGGGACATAGCTCATATACTAGATCAGAAAAGTCAGAAGATGTATGTCGCAGGTGATGATGACCAAGCTATCTATCGGTGGGCCGGTGCCGATGTAGACGAGTTCATCAACCTGCCAGGCGGTTCCGAAACACTCAGCCAATCCTACCGCGTTCCCGGAGAAGTTCACAAACTTGCAGAAAACGTGGTGAAGAGAATTAATCGACGGTTCCCGAAACGGTACGAACCTCGGACAGAACAAGGTAACGTGGCGCGGATAAATACAGTATCCAGCTTAGACATGACACAGGGGTCGTGGCTTATACTGTCTCAGGCCGCATATCACCTGCAATCCGTAGCACGAGACTTGAAGTCCTCGGGATACCTGTTCACGCATCGCGGCACACGGTCCATTAGCGAAGGCATCAGCAACGCTGTTAACGGATGGGAACAGTTGCGAAAAGGTTTCTCTGTTACGGGCGAAACAGCCCGAAAGATATACGGCTACATGTCAACTAAGGACCGGGTACGACGAGGGTTTAAAAAGCTGAGCGCCCTAGCCGATGAAGATTTGGTTAACCTAGAAACCCTGCAAACAGAACACGGATTGCTTGCAACTGTGGATATGATCTGGAGTGAAGCCCTTGACAAAATCCCAGAAAGCGAGAGAGCTTACATCACGGCGCTGCTGCGTCGTGGCGAGAAGTTTAATGGGGTGCCCCGCATTTCAACATCCACGATCCACGGGTCAAAAGGCGGGGAAGCTGACAATGTTGTATTGTTCACGGACCTCAGCCCAGCGGCAGACGACGACATGAACATTAATCCGGATGACATCCATAGAGTGTTTTATGTCGGGATAACTCGGACTAGAAATAAACTTTATATTGTTGAACCTGAAGACGTTACACGGAGCTACTATCTATGACGCGGGAAGATATCCTCGATAAAGCATTGAATCTGATCACCGGTGATAGAGCTAAGCAATATGGAGACGCTAAGGATAACCATATCGCAATTGCCACGGGCTGGAATCACATCGTTCAAAGAGCTTACGACACACACGGTACGCTGACACCGGAACACGTCGCACTGATGATGGACTGGCTCAAAACGTGTCGGCTTCTAACTGACGTTACCCATGAAGACTCGTGGGTGGATAAGGCCGGGTACACAGCACTCGGCGGTGAAATAGCGACAAAGGATTAATCATGGCAAACCTTCAGATGGCTATGTTCGCGCCGAAAAGCGAATGGATTCCTCCGCTGGAGCTTCCGGATATAACGTCTGCTGGTAAAATTGCCATTGACGTTGAAACACGCGACCCGAACCTAAAGTCTAATGGTCCCGGCTGGCCCACAGGCGATGGCGAGGTCGTGGGCTACGCGGTAGCCGTAGACGGCTGGTCTGGTTACATTCCTGTGGGTCACTTAGGCGGCGGTAACCTCGATAAACGAATTGTTAACCGATGGCTTAAAAAGGTGTTTGAGTGCCCTGCGGATAAGATCATGCACAACGCACAATACGATCTCGGCTGGATACGCCAGATGGGTTTTCAGGTTAACGGCAGGATCATCGACACAATGGTGGTGGCGTCGCTTCTGGATGAGAACAGGTTTTCTTTCAGCCTTAACGCGCTCGCCTACGAACACCTAAACAAGGTGAAGTCGGAGAAAGAACTTGTCGCCGCCGCAAGAGAATTTGGCGTAGATCCGAAGGCCGAGATGTGGAAGATGCCGGCGATGTACGTCGGACCATACGCTGAGGGTGACGCCGAGCTAACACTTGAACTGTGGAACTACCTTAGCGGTCAGCTGCACCGCCAAGACCTGTGGCAGATAGCCAACCTTGAGTTGGACCTGTTGCCCTGCCTGGTAGACATGACCATGCGTGGCGTTCGAGTAGACACGGACCGCGTCGAACGGACCAAGGACTATCTCCTGAAAAAGGAAAAGGAAGTCCTGAAGCAGATCAAGCACATTACCGGTTCAAACGTCGAGATATGGGCAGCACAGTCACTAGCCAAGGCTTTTGATAAGCAGGGCATCTACTACCCGAAAACCGAGAAAGGGTCGCCAAGCTTTACCAAATCCTTCCTATCTGACAGCGAGGAGCCATTAGCTAAACTGGTGGTACAGGCTCGCAACCTGAACAAGACCAGTGGAACCTTCATAAACACCATTATGAAGCATTGCCACAAGGACGGGCGCATACACAGCCATATCAATCAGATTCGCTCGGACGATGGCGGGACCGTGTCGGGTCGTATCTCA